ATTTTTTTTAAACATCTTTTGCCATTCCTTTCGGAACTGCTTGTATATTCCAATGTATAAATCTAAATGGTTCAATACCAAAGTCTACTGCATATTCGTGTTCCAAGAAACCTGGAAATATAATTAACGTACCTGGTGTAGGTTTAAAATGAATAAGTTCTGTGCCACCCCATACACCTTTTTGATCTGTTTTCATTTTTAATTTTGTAGCTCTAGCTCCAGTTCTTGGTTCGTGAAATATTGGATAAGATGTTTTATCGCTGCACTTTAAAAAATAAAAACCGGATACGTGTTGATTCCAATGTATGTGTGCTGAATGATGACCACCACCTTTTTTAGCAAACTCTTGTACCCATAACTCACTAAACATAGTTGTGTATTGTGACATGTCATAACCTTGATGGTCTAAATACTCCCAAGATTTTTGACCAATGTAATTTCTAAAATCTAAAAAATCATTATCTATCGTCAATGGTGTTGAGTGATGTGATAATCCAAAATCACCATATTTTTTAATATGGTCTTTGTTTCTATTTCTTGCTTCTTTAATATATTTGTTACTTGCCTTATTCAAAGACTTTACAAATTCTGGTTTTTGTTCCGACCAAATGGTCGTGTTAAAATAGTTATTTATATACATTATCTAAACGGCTTTCCTAAATGCCAGACAACAAGACTGTATCTTGTGCCTGATGTTACTGGTTTAACTCTATGCCACACAAAACTAGGAAATACAATAATAGATCCTTTTGGTAATATTTCTTTACATTGTATTCTGTGTTTCGATTCATCTCGCATATGTGGATCGTAATTTCTAAAATCAAATTCTAATTCACCACCTTTATATTCTGAACCATCCGTTAACTGACAAGTCATAGATAGTTTTCGAATTCTTCCGTGTTCTGGATTGTTTGGATCTTTCCTGTCATATGGTTTATCCCAACTATCACAGTGCCAATCATAATATTGGTTGTGTTTATATTTTGTAAACTGACAAGACTCACTTCTTTCCCAATCAAAATTCCAACCAGCCATTTCATTTGCTTTATGTACGTATGGATGTAATTCTTTGTATATCCAAGTATCATTCAACCATACTAAATCAGAATTTCTTTTTCGTTTTAAATCTAATACTTCTTGTTTGTTTAATTTTCTATCACCATAACCACCTGTCACAGCCATAACTTCTTTTTGTTTGTTAGCATAAGCTATAACGTCATCACAAAATCTAGGTGTTAATACACCACTAAAATACCAATAGTAATTAGATATATTCATAAGTTATTGTTTGCACAAAGTTTAATGAGTCTTTTTGATTGTTAGTTAGGTAATACATATTAGTTGATGGAAACATAATAAACATATTATTTTTAAGTGGTATATCCCAAGACCTACCTTTTCGTCTGTTATCTTCATAGTGTATTCTGACCATACAATCTTTAACTTTTACACCATATAATAATGTAAAGTCTGGTGAGTTTCGAAGATCTACTGGATCAATATTTAATAATGGAATTGTAGTTTCTGCAGGTTTATAGATATTGCCCCACGTATCTTTGTTAATTAGATTGATACCATACTCAAGACCAACGTGATCTCGCATATATGTATTTAACATGTCCCAAGTTCGTGAGAATGGAAAATTTTTGTTTTTAATTACTGATTGTAAAATGTCGCCTGATAATTTATCTCGGTCAATGTCCCAATCTTTAGGCATTGCCACATCACCATAATATAATGCTTGCTCTGTTAATACTTTCTTTTGCATACCACTAGTAGTCATATAACACTCCTTTATATTTTTCAAGTATATATTCAGGTAATTTTATATCAGGATAACCAAAGTTTTTTAATTTACCTGTGTGCAATGTATGCATTGGTGCACCCATTACACTGTCATCATATTTAATACCATTTATGAAAAACTGATCTTTAATATCAAAGTTATGTTTAAATTCAGGTATGTTTAAAAAACCATATATACCATTTAATGTTTTTTTAGGGTCCTCTACAAGATCTTCATATTTTACAAAATGAACATTTTTTTTATCTTTTATAAAATTATAAGCCATAAAAGACCAATCAACTAAATCTCCTTTTTTAGTTATTAATTCTATTTTTTCTTCTAATTCAGTTCTATGTAAAGAAGTTATATCTAATTCATTGTACTGACGGTTTATATAAAAATTAGGATAATCGTTACAAAGTTTAATATAAGATTTAATTACATCTACAGGGTTTCTTAACAAAAATATAATCTTAATGTCTTGTGTGAAGTATTGTAGAAGAAGAGCATAGTTTGCAGGAGTGGCCCATTCACCTCTATCAATTATATATTTTTGTGGCCAATCTTGATAATAGTTATTAAATATATTTGTTATTATATTATTATAATCTTTATCACTTTTGAAATTATTATAGGTATTTTTTAATTTTATTAAATCTAAATTAAATAAAACATCGGGAAGACTTGAGTGTCCTGTAGCTCCAATATCTTTATTTTGATTTAGAATTTTTGCTAATAATGTATTACCTGATCTAGGAAATCCTGTAAGGAAATATACTTTCTTTCTCATACCACCACCAAATATATATTATGCCATAGAATCCGTCAAGACCCAACCTGTTGTATTATCAGATTGATATGCAGATTCATCCCAAGAATAACCCCAAGAATGAGTCCCTGCTGTATTTTGATTTTCTTGCTCTTCAGTTAATTCAGGAATTGCACCAAGCGGTGATTCCCAATTAGCAGTTGTAGTATTTTTTACCCAAGATGCGTATGGTTTTTTAGGCCAAAAAATATTGTTATCTTCGTCCCATTCATAACCTACACCTGCATAGTTTCCTCTGAAAGGTGTACCATCCAATCTATGTGTATTACCTACTGTGTTATATGAAGTTTGAATCCACATTTGTGCAGGCCAATTATTATGTGTTTCTAAATATTGTTGACCTACTGATTCATCTTCAACACCATCAGCATTTAACATATCTTTGTTATCAAGCGTTAACACTTGAATAACTTTACTGTTAGCTCCTAGTTTTGCGAAATGTGCCATAATGCTTCTCCTTATATATTAATTTTAATTACCATTCAACTATTGAAATTTATATCTTATCACAACTATACCTGATCCACCAGCGCCAGCCGCACCATTGCAAGAAGCACCTCCACCACCACCAGTATTTGCTGTTCCAGGATTTGTACCACTTGTTCCGCCAGCACCAGCACCAAAAGCAGTAGATCCTGATGATGCTCCACCACCTCCTCCAGTTTTGTTACCAGCAGGACCACCTGTTCCTGTTGAACCACCACCTCCAGCTACCGCTAAAGGCGAACCTGGAATAGTAGTTGTTACACCAACTGCACCCGGAGGTGAAACCCCAGAAGGTGAGGAAGCATTTCCGCCCGCTGCTCCAGCTCCTCCTCCGCCAGCTCCTGTTGAGAAAGCTCCATCTGCCGATGTTCCACCAGGATTACCTTGAGATGGAGTAACGGGAGGTGAATTACCAGCTCCTCCTGCTCCAGCTCCTGATCCTGAACCACCACCACCTGATCCACCTGCTAAAGCAACACCTGTGTTTGAATTTTTTCCACCGCCACCACCAGCTCCCACAATTCCTCCAAAAGAAGAATTACTACCATTTACTCCTGAAGGAGAACTTGGTGCAGGTTGAGTTCCACCTGCTCCACCACCTCCAATTGCAATTGGATAACCTTGTGCTGTGACTGTTACTCTGTTCGGTGCACAAGCATATCCATCTAAAGGACTAGCTGTAAATGGAGTTACTGGATTTTTTACTTCTCTATAACCACCAGCTCCGCCACCACCGCCTCTGTCGGCACCACCACCGCCACCACCACCTACTATTACGTGTGAAACTATATTGTTTGTCGCACAACTTGCAACTTGTGTAACTGTAAAAGTACCAGGTCCTGTAAAAGTATGAATTTTGCAATTTCCTGAAGTTGTTATTGTACCGCCTGTTGCTGTTACATATAATTCTTGATTAATTACGTCATTGCTATTTACTGATTGCCAACCTTTAGTAGCATCTGCATAAACAAGAGTAACTGCTACACCCTCTGTAGTTAGTAATAAATCATTTTCCAAACCATCTATTTTTTCAGAACCATTTGCAGCTACTGTGCAAGTATTGTCATCAAATGATTGTGCATAATCTTTTATGGAAACAATCGCACCTGCAGATCCTGCAGGTAAATTAACTGTTACAGCTCCACCTGATGTGTTTACAAAATAACCTTCACCATTAGTTGCAGTAAAAGTTGATGTCTTGATACTTGATGTCTGCCAGTCTACTGTACCTGTACGACCAAAACCTGTTTGCGTTCCATTATTTGTAATTGTTGCCCCAGAAGGAATTGTAATAGTGTCACCACTATCTCCTAATTGGACTGTACCACAATTTGTTCTTGGACTAATTTTATTTACTTTTACTTCACTCATAATTAACTACCTTGAAACTGATATCTTATTATTACCACACCTGAACCACCATTTCCACCACCTGATGCTCCACCTCCTGCTCCTGCACCACCGCCACCACCAAGGTTTGCAGTTGCATTATTTCCAGCTCCATTGTCTCCATTTCCTCCAGGTCCACCACCTCCTGATGCAGTTCCACCAGTTCCAGCAGGTTCACCTGCACCTCCACCACCACCACCGGCTCGTGCTGTAGGTGTTGCGTTAATACTTGATGTTGCTCCACCACCACCTGCTCCACCACATTTTCCACCTGGTTGTGGGGCAGCAGTACCAGCTGCAAGTGCTCCTCCGCCTCCGCCTCCTGCATAACCAGGATTTCCTGAACCCGATGCTCCAGGATTTCCTTGAGGCGGACTAACTGGAGGTGTATTACCTGTTCCAACATTACTTGGTCTACTTTGCCAAGGTCCACCACCACCTGATCCTCCTGGTTGTCCTGGGATTGTTGGAGAACTTGGAGAACCTCCAAATCCACCTGCTGTGCTTGTTATTGTTGAAAATACTGAATTGTTTCCATTACCTGCATTACCTACACTACTAGGTGCTCCTGGTCCACCACCACCTACAGTTATTGGATAACCTTGTGCTGTAACTGTAATCGCTGCAACTGAACTTGGAGATGAACCTAATGGAGATACAGTATAACATCCAGAAGCTGTCCCTCCAGATTCTCTATAACCACCAGCTCCACCTCCACCGGCTCCACCACCTGGAAAATTAGATCCACCGCCACCGCCACCGCCAGCTACGACTAAATAATCTACTGAATTTGAACCTACTGTATTACCTGCACAAGAAACTGTAAAAGTTCCTGGGCCTGTAAAAGTATGAATTTTAAAATTTCCAGAAGTAGTAATTGTTCCACCTGTTGCTGTTACATATTCAGGTGATAAGAAAGATGATTCGTTATCATTAACTGCTAACCAACCTTGAGTGCCATCTACATAAACTAAAGTTATAGTGTCTCTGTTTGCAGAGATTATTCCATCAATAGCAACACCTTCAATGTTTGATCCACCTCTACCTATGGTAATATTATTAGTCGCTGCAGTTCCTGCATAATCTGCAATAGCCACAATATTTCCAGCACTTGGTGATGAAGGTAGTGTGGCTGTTATAGCTCCACCTGTTGTATTTACAAAATAACCTTTACCATTTGCTGCCGTAAAATTTCCTGTTTTAATATCTCCTGTTTGCCAATCTACTGTCCCTGTTCTACCAAAACCTGATTGACTTGCTCCACTAGCTAACGTCACCGTATCACCACTTGCTCCAAGTGTAACTGTAGTTCCTGATTGACTTACAATATTTCCACCATCAGATGCTTGATACGCATTTGATTTTACAATGTTTCCTGCAACTGCAACTGTATCACCAGCTGCACCAACTGTAATTACATCACCACTTTCGTTAATAATATTATTATCGTCTTGGTCTGCTATGTTATCTACTTTTATTTTACTTGTCATAATTATTGAAATTTATACCTTATTATTACTATACCTGAACCACCTGTACCTCCTGGAGAAGGTCCACAATTACCACCAGCTCCACCTCCACCACCGCTATTTGCAGTTCCTGCAGTTGCTGCTCCACCTGCTCCAGCTCCACCACCACCTTTACCACCGCTACCGGCAGGAGTACTAACTCCAGGATGTGCTCCACCACCGCCACCACCAGCATAGTATCTAAATGAACCACAAGGAACACCATTACTACCAAAAGCTGTAGGTATTCCTGCTCCATCGCCACCATTACCTGATCCGGGACTAGATGGTGTTCTACCATTAGTGCCTACTGCAATAGCGCCGCCTCCACCACCACTAGCGTGATCTGGACTTGATGTTGCACTTGTTCCACCATTATTTCCTTGAGGAGGACTTACTGGAGGAGTATTGCCTGATCCTCCAGGACTATTTAATGAACCTCCATTACCGCCACCACCTGAACCACCATCTCCACCTGAAGTTCCACCACCAGCTGATATTATTGTTGAAAAAGTTGTATTACTTCCTGCATTACCACCACTTGAACCACCTCCTGGATTACCTGCTCCTCCTGCACCAACTGTAACTGGAATTGCTCCAATTGAAGCTGTTAATCCTGCAGGTGCAGCTAAAGGTTTTCCTGGATATGTTGCAGGTGCTAAAGTAGGTGAGGCAAATCTAAATCCACCTCCACCTGCACCACCTTTTAAATTTCCTGCACAGCCACCACCTCCGCCGCCACCTCCAACGACTATATATTCTAATACATCAGATCCAAGTGGAGAACCTCCTGCACTTACGCAAAAAGTTCCTGGACCTGTAAATGTGTGAGTTTTAAAATCACCACAAGTAGCTATAGTTCCACCTGTAGCAGTTATAAATGGAGCAACCCCTATTACAGCACTTGTTGAATCTTGAACATTAACCCAACCTTCAGTGTCATCTACATAAACAAAAGTTACTGATTGACCCTCTGTAGTTAAAGATGCATTTTGTGCAACACCACCAATTTTTTGTGAACCATTTGGTGTAATTGTTAAAGCATTTGTTTGAAAAGTTCTTGTGTAGTCAACAACAGAAACAATATTTCCAGCAGAACCCGCTGGTAAATTCATTACAAAAGTACCACTTGATGTATCAGCAAAATAACCTTCACCATTAGCTGCAGTAAAAGTTGATGTTTTTATTGATCCTGTCTGCCAATCAACAGTTCCTGTTCTTCCAAAACCTGTTTGACTAGCACCACTTGCTAAAGTTACCGTATCACCAGAAGCACCTAAAGTTAAGGTAGTTCCGCATTGTGGTTCGATTGCATTTACTTCTATCTTACTCATTAAATTACTACTACCGTTCCTGTTATTGTTTGTGTTCCAGTTATCGTAACTGGTCCTGCTAATACTCCTGAAGCAACTGTTTGAGTTTCATCAAGTGTTGTTGCATGTGTTACAACATAACCTGTGGCTGTCATAGACGGAGACATTGATCTCGATGCTGGTAGTGTACAAAATACATTTTTAGTACCTGCTGAAAAATCTACTTTGCTATCACTATTAGT